AAGATTTTATCGGTAACTCTTCGTTTCTTACGGTCTTCATCAGTAAAATGTACTGGTATCACGTCGTCAAAATTTTGATAAATTAACTGTGCAAAACGTTCAATACCACCGATAACTACGCTATCAGTAATCTCAATATTGTTACGGGTAAAGTAGGGTAGAAGTATTCTCATAATTTAAGTACTCATTCACAGTTGACGTTATAGTGTCGTTTATATATTATATTATTTATGAAAAGCTTTTACTGTGGTATAAATCTGTAACTCTGTCGGCTTCATATACCGACCATGTGACTCCTGCTTCTAAAAACATTTGACTTGTTTTATCAAAAGAATCTTTCCAATTTTCTGGTATTGCTTCAGAAGCCATAACAGCTCTAACACAACCTGTTTGGATAATACCTTTTGCACAATGATGGCAGACAGGTAATCCCCAAATATATGCAGTTGCACCTTTAAGTGACTGGCCGTGTAGAGTAGCGTTGTATATGCCATTCATTTCTGCATGAGAAACAAGTTCGTATTTAACTTCTCTATCGTTATATCGTTCTTCTGTATCTTCGATTCCACGAGGAAAGCCATTGTAACCTGTAGATACAATTCTACGATTAATACAATAAACTACACCGACTTGAGTAGAAGGGTCTTTGCTCCAAGTTGAAACTTCCCTTGCTAATCTTAAAAATCTCAAATCCCATTTATCGGGCATTAACTAGTTCCTCAACGAAGTTAAAGTGTCTTTCGTATACATGAAAATTAGATGCAGTCCATATTAGTTGGCCGACTTCAACATCAAGTTCTCTAGCTAGATTTTTCTGTACATGTTTGGCCCATGCTCTATCGTTGTTATAGCCAAATACTGCATCGTTAGAACGCATGAGGTAATGAGAATCAAGTTTACCATCGCGAATATAGAATGTATTTGCATAGGTACACATAAAGTCGTTCATACCATCACGAGTAAAGTCAGTATGCATACTTGGTCGATTATAAATCATTGTTGCTCTACGAGAGTTTGGATTATTTTTGAGCTCTCGTTTGACATTGTGATATTGATAACCGTTTTCTTCTGAATAGATACACCAGCCATAGTTAGAATTAATCTGGCCTTCGGTTGAAGCGATTGATTTCCAAATTTGTGGTGTTTCACCAGGAATATCGTTAACGTTTAACGATTGCATTTCATACCATCGTAGTTCACGTTCGATATACTCATAAGCTGGTTTACGAACAACATAATCTTCGTCGGCGTCAAATGTTGCACCGATGATTTCGATTGTCTTAGCACCAGTTCTGTCGATGACGAAATCTTCGTCAAGATATTTGTCGATGATAAGTTGTCTAATATTATCGACTTTTAGCATTAGATTGTCTCCAATAAAGCTTCCATGTCTTCTACTTCAGCAACAACTGAAGTGATATTTTGTTTGTGAAAAACTCTTGCAGCTTTTCGTAATGTTGCTTTTGGAATATCAACCTCGTCTGCTAAAGCATCGATAGCTTCTTTTTGAAAAGAGCGCTCTGCTTCAATTCTTACAAACGAGTTGCTGATTTCTTCAAATGCTCCACGAATACGTTTTTTGTCTTCGTCACTTGACGGTATAATGATATTACTCATCTCTGTTTCTCCTGTTAAATACATCAGTTCTAGGGTCTTGTCCAGGAATCATATGTCTTGCATATGCAACAAAGAAACTAGAATAGTTAATTAAATCTTTTGCTGAATCTTCAAGCGATTCAAAGTTAGGTTCGTAATCATCAGATTGCATGGCCTCCATGACAGATTTCATGCGGAGCATTTTAGCGTGCATGATGTCATGGATAGTGGTTAGGCCATTGGGGTAATAGTCTGCTTGGGAAACAGACGAGTTGGGATTCTGATAATCACGAGATTTTTGTTCTTGTAATTCAATACATTCTTTTAGAACATTTACAGATTCTCGGGACATAGTTTTCACCTTTTTCATAATTTAGATTGTTATTATAACACATTACTGTGTATTTGTCAACTACTTTATACAACTTTTGGTGCAGCTGGTTTAACAAAATGATTAGTCACATTTAAGAGCTTATCTTCAGCTTCAGCAAGTTTTCCTAACTCAGCGTCTAGCGTTTCAACAACGCCAGGATGTTCTGCAACACCAACGCCGTTTTCAAGCATAACATTAATGTTTACTTTATACTCAGCGATTTGAGCTTGGTATTTAGCAACAAGTGCTTCAATAAGCGATTCTCTCATATCTTTCATAATATACTCCTATAAATCTGAGAATTTGCCGTGATTACCTTCATGCGAGGGTGGGTACCAATCAGCGGGCTTAATTAAATCTGGTACTCCTAGTGGATTTGGTCGAGATGGTTTTTCACCCACCTCTTTGTTCATATTAGCTTTGAGAACTTCGTCCCAAGCTTTATAAGGGTCAACACCGAAAGCATCCAATGTTCCGATAGCAACAACACATAAATCAATTAATCCATCAACAATTTCTTCTGCGTCATTTTCAGAAACAGCTTTACGGGTTTCGTCTAGCTCTTCTTGTAAAAAGTCAACACGAAACTCAAGAAACTTTTTCAGTTTCTCAGGATTATTTTCTACCCATTGTCTTGTAAGATATTTACCTTGCATTAAGTGAATATCTTTTACCCAATCTTTACTCATCAGGATATCCTTGTGCAATATAAACACCAATCATACCAATCTGACCTTCAGTTAGCATTCCTGCTGTCGGCCACATCATTGCAGATTGCGGTCCTACAACTTCTTTATTTTTATATGCTAATAATTTTGAAATGATTTCATCGGCCGATTGACCTTGAAGTTTTGGACCAAGACCACCTTGACCTTGAGGTCCGTGGCAAGCTGCACAAGTATTCATAGTTGAACGAATAGGTGCAAATCTATCTTCAGCATTAGCTGTATTAGCCATAAGTAATGCTGCTACTACAATTAAATATTTCATGAGTTGAGCCTCGTTTCTAGTTCAGTATAACCTCCAATACTTTCACCATCAACTTGAATTTGTGGAAAAGTTCGAGCTGTCGGAAAAGTATTAAAGAATTCTTCAGTTGTGTAGTCATCACCCATATTAAGGTACTTGTATTCTACACCTTTTTGTTCACATAAGGTTTTTGCCATTACACAATAACCACATGATGGTTTACCATAAATTGTTACCATAGTTTCTCCTATACTAATTTAAGTCCGCCACCGCTTTCAGGTAATGCGATACCTGATGTAGCTTCAACGACTTGTCTTTTTAATTCATCAGCAGGTTCTAATTGGAACATAACATGATGTTCAGCAATAACGACTGGTCCACGTTTTGCATAAGGTACAAATGGAACCATTCCAATTTTACCTTCTCCTGCCGGAACTAACAGAATAGCGTCTGTTAATGTGTAAAAGCCTTTGTCATAACTGACTTCAGCAACGACTTCTTCACCCGTTACTAGTCTTATGATTTGTACATCTTTCATAATTTTTCTCCATTGTAAGGCATATTATATCATATTTAGATTAATTTGTCAACTGAAAAATAAATCTAGTGTGTCTTGTTTCTCGGTAGTCCAGCCGAGAGGTTGAATAATGTTTTCGATTGGACTAAGGAAAACTTTTTCAAATTGTTTTTCGTAATCAATATACTTTTCGAGGCCAAGCTCTGGTGGAAGCACATTAGGGAACGATACCACGTTTTCACGTATTGGATTGGGAACTCTGAGATAAACAAATTTGATTTTGTCACCTGATTGTACAGGTTCGTATCGTTTACTGAGACCTTTCTCCTTGATGTAGTGATTGAATAAGATACAACCACGAACATGTATTGGACAACCTTTCTTGTAAAGAGTTGCTTTGTTCATATATTTATTGATGTTATCTGTGCCAGAGTTTCGGCCAACTTCTTCAGCTGGTAGTTTGAAGAACTCTTGTCGGAAGTCTTCGATAAACTTTTGAGTTTGTTCCTCACCTTCGTTTAGAATCACGCTGAAGATTTCACGCATCTTATCACGGCAGACTTCAGGTGTCGATGAACGAACAGACTCGAGACCGGTTACAGAGATTTTAGGTTTTTCGTAATGTACACCTTCTGAGTTCAGTGTATTTAGAATATATCTCTTTTTAGCAATGAAGATTGCACGGTCGTTAATTTTCTCTCGTTTCATTACCATCGCGTTTCGATAGGCGCCCATGTCGGATGCAAGCTTTTCGTAACCTTGTTCGATGATTTCTTCAATCTTAGTTTGGCATACTTTATCGAGGAACTCTTCTCCAGTTTTACGGTCGATGTCAGTCGTACCATAGACCTTTTCAATAAGGTCTGCGAAATTAACATAGATTGAGTCAGTGTCGATATAGATGATGTAGTCTTTGTCTTTTGTTTTCAGTACTTTGTTTAGATAATCGTTAACAGACTTTTGAGCATATCGTATCGAGAGCTGACCGGATGTCGTAATAGCTTCTGCCATTTCTCCAATATAGTACAAGAAGTAGATATTAGCTGTGGCTCCGTAAAGTGAGTTCATCGAAATTTTGATAGCCATCTGAGAATTGTGTAATTGGTTAGCTTCAGTTTTCAGTCGTTTCTTTTCAACAGAGTCTGTTTCAACCTCAAGCTGTTGTTCAACCGCAAGCATTTGCTTTTTGACCAAAGCACGTTCGTTATAATACTCATCAATAATTTCTGGAATAATACCGAGTTTTTCGTTACTGAAACAAACACCGTTTGCAGCACATGAGGTGCCATTAGTATTTTTAAATTCGCCTTTCAGTACCATGTCTTGAGTAACATACTCACGCTCGTCAGGTAGATAAGTTTCGGGCGACATGTTATATTGTAGCATCAAGTGAGGATACAGTGAGTTCAAGTCAAACGATACAACCCAGGGATACATACCAGGTTTTGGGTCTTTAACATAACCACCTACAAGTTCAGCGCCACGTTGACCAGGTGATTCTTTAATTGGTGGAACAATTTTATCTTTCATTAGTCGTCGATAGATAATAGATTCCCATATACCTACAGTACCGAAAGCATCTTGGTAGTTAACTCCGCCACCATAAGCAACTGTCATTACCAGAGCAAGTAGAGATGTTTCGTCTTCCAGTCGTTGAATAAGCTGTGTATCTTTAAGGTTGTAGTCAAGATAGAGTTGAGGATTTTGTTCGTAGAGTTCAGTCAAGCCACCATATTCTGAGTAGTCGAGTTTCTTTTCACCGAGTACAACATTTGCAATATGGTCAAGTCTGTATGATTCTTGAGGACCATACTTGTAACCGAACTTTTTGAACGCGTCCATATAGTCGATAACTGAGATACCAGATATGTCGTAAGAAGATTGTACCTTACCGAAAACTTCACGTGAGAATTTTTTAACGTTATTCCAAGGGCTGAGTCTGTTTGAGACCTCGTCGCCACAAAGTCGTGCAATACGAGTAATGATGTATTGGATATCAAAGTATTGAACGTTCCAACCAGTTACGATGTCAGGATAATTACTTACCCATAGTTCAACAAAGTATCGTAGTAATTGAACTTCAGAATTGAATTTAATGAACTCAATATCATCGGGGTCGATACCAGTAATGGTCTGTGTTTTATCAAAGTCTTTACGACCAAGCAGATAGTACTTATTGCTTTTCGAAGATTTATAAGCAATGGAAGTTACTTCTTTGTCTGCTTCGTCAACATTTGCATAGCCATCGCTGATGTCGACCTCGATGTCGAAGGAGACGATGTTAACTTGATTAATGTCATATCGCACATCGTCGGGATAGTGTTCTTGTATAAATGCTGGGATATAGTTCGTATTACCAAAGATCTTCATATTGGCAATACCCTTGTACTCTTCTACGAAGTCTTTAGCTTCACGCATAGAGCCAAACTTCTGAGGACTGAGTTTGAAATTACCTTTAAGTGATTTGTAACCTTCGTCACCAGAATTTTTGGTGTGAAGATATAGGGTCGGCTTGTATGGAACACGGTGGGAAAAACGTTTACCGTTTTCGTAACCACGCCATAGGATGTTGTTGCCATATCGCTCGACTGAAGTGTAGAATGAAGTCATGCTCATATTATTCCATATTGTAGGGTACTATTATAACACGTTATGTGGGATTTGTCAACTGTTTTATGCAGCAATCTCACTAAAGTTTTTCACCTTTTGGAACGTGATACTAGTATCAAATTTCTCTGCAAATTGGTCGCCTCTGTGACTGATAACGAAAATGTTATCATCAGCATTCAAACTATGCAGAGTATCAATCAGACTCTCAATACCTACACTATCAAGTGCGCCATCCAGAGTTTCATCAAGTATGAGAAGGTTTGTTGACACTGAGTTTCTTAATTTAGCGACTGAACGCCATGATAGCATAATACTCAATGTGATACGAAGCTTCTCACCTTCTGAAAAAGAAGCATAAGAGAACTTATCTCTGAATCTAGATTTAATAATCTCATTAAAGTTCTCGTCAAGTTGGAAATCAACGAAGAGGTCAAACGCAGCTAAATACTTGTTTATAAGCTTATTCATTACAGGAATATACTGACTGATGATACGAGCTTTGATACCACCATCTTGTAGTATTGTTCTTACAACATTCAATACTTCACGCTCTTCCAAGAGTTGAGTTCGTGCTGCTTGTTTTTTCTCTAGGTCTTTTTCTAATTTCAATAGTTTGGTTGTGTCAACTTCATCAACTTCACGTTGTGCTGCATCTAATTCTTTCTTCATAGCTATCAGTGCGTTCTTTGACATTTTGATTTCTGCTCTGTATTCAGAAATTTTGAAGTTAACATTTTGAATTTGTGTTTCTATTTTAGATATTGAGTTCAGTCTATCTTGGTGCTGTTGGATTGTTTCTGCTACATCAACTAGGCCTTGCTCAATCTCTTTTTTCTCTTGATTTTTTGAGTTAATTTGCTCTTCTTTAAAGTCGTGCGCAATACCTTGTTTACATGTTGGGCAATCATCGTTATGTTCGTAAAAAGATAATTCCTTTTCAAATGAAATACGCTGTCGTTCTAGTTCAGCTCTTTGTTCTGTAGCATCTTGGAATTTTTGTTTCTCATCGACTTTATCAGATATATCATCGTAGAGTACTTTAATAATCTCATCTTGAGCATCAATAAGTTTGTTCTTTTCTTCGACAGCATCAATGTGCTCATTCATCTTCTCTTTGATTTTACTGACTTCAGTTTCTTTAATCCTACGAATCTCATCATTATTTTCTTTGGCACTCTCAAGTTTGGATTCAGTCAACTCAATCTTATAAGCATTATCATTGATGTTATCTCTGTTTTCGTTCATGGTATTTTTAGCAAGTATACCCATAGTACTAAAGACTTGAATGTCAAGTAAATCTTCGATAATAATACGTCGCTGACCAGCATTAAGTTCCATAAAAGGAATGTAGGTAGCTGAACCTAATACAACAATCTGATTGAACGACCTATAATTAATACCGAGTACAGAAGGTTCCAAAAACTCTTGGTAATCTTTTTTGGCAGCGTCTTGGTTAATCAGTTAGCCAT